AAATCGACAAGGGGGAAATTTTAACCTTCTTTTGAGCTTAATTTCCAAAACAGTATAACCTTTCCAGTCCTAACCTAATAACAGGATATAGCCTTTAAATCTATAACACTCTGACGTTATTCTTGGGAGTCATTCAGGCTCCTCTATATACTATGGTAGACCTGGAGGGTAGTTTTGTATAAAATTGAGAAAGATGGCCCAAAAGTAGTATAATTTGGACAAATAAGGTCTAATTAGTCCAAATTAACATCGTCCCCATATTCATCTTCATCAAATTCATTGTCTCCATCCATATTTATGCTTTCTAGGTCAGAAAAGCATATTTCTTGGTTTGCAGGGTTACATTCAAAAGAATGTTGAGTTTTACAAATATCCTCTACCCAAGTGGGTAAAATACCATTAATAGAGAATTCTTTATAACATTTATTACAAATATCCCTACTAAAGATACCTTTTCCACAGATTGCACATGTTCTAGTTACTTCTTTTTCAACTTCACTTCTATTGACTTTAAATGGATTATCCCAATCCAAAACTCCTAGATTTTGCATATTAACCTACCCAAACCAGATGAGTTTGTATAATTTTAACAATTATGCTTAAAAGTATGAATAACAATCCAATTTCTACTGTTCCAACAACTATATTTAACGCTTTTTTAATCATTTTGTCTCCTTCGACAAGAGTCTAAGCTCAATCAAGTTTTCTAAACTGGCTATAACTTCTTCAATCTTATAGAAGTTTAAACAAACTATATCATCTCTATCTTTTTGAAAAGCTACACCAAAGTAATTCTCTTTTCCTTCATAGGAGTAAATAATATAATCCCAACCTTTATAATTTCCTTGAAAAACTATATTGTTCATTTTATTACCTCCCTTGTGAAGTGACATCTAGACAATACTTGCTGAGGTTCGTAGGGTTTATGCCATACTTCATGACCTAACTCGTAGTAGAGGCTTACAGTGGCCTTGTATAGGGTCTTATTCTTCTTATCTAGGAGTTCAATTTGTTCTATACTATTCTTTTGTAAATCTTCTAAAATACTTAAACTAATCCCCCAAGCATCCAAATTTCTGTAAATATTCTTTTCTTTTACTGATTTTTTAAAAATTCCATCCCTAGTTTCGCCTGTAATTTTTCCTTTCTCATTGTAATATAACATTATCCTCCTTCTAATTAATATTCCATTCATTATAAATATTAATATAACAAATACCATTATTACCAATTGTAAAACTAACAGAAAATCCGTTATAAGCAGATAATTCATTATATTTGTTAATGTTCAAATTAATATAAGTATCAAAAACATCTAAACTAGTAAATATTTGCTGTTTTCCTATATTCATTTCCCAAAAGTCATATATCTCTATACTAACAAAAGAAGACTGAATTCCATCAGGATTTTCAGTTGAGATTTTTGTAACTTTAGTACCTAATCCTATAACCATTGCTAAAGTAGTAACTGCCATAACAACTAACATATTTAAAGTTTTCATTATATTCTCCTCTTTGAACCCTCTTACGAGTTTGTTGTTTCTCTAATTAATCTTCTTATATACTCACTTCTACTTACTTAGATATTCTATGGCATTTTCCATAATTTCTGGTGAATCTTTAAAAAATCCAAGTCCTTTATTACAACTACCACAGAGTAAACCTCTAACTTTTCCTGTAGAATGATTATGGTCAGTGCAGGGATATTTTAATATGCTTCTGCATATTCCACATCTTCCATCTTGCTTTTTGAATAACTCATCCCATTCCTCTATAGACAAACCAAATTTTTTCTTTAAAAGATATTTTCTTTGTCTTTCTGAGCCTGTTTTTGCTTTTCCAACTGGGGGAAGTAACCCTTTCTTTCTCATCAAATAACGCCTATTCCTTTCCGTACCATTCATAGCCATTTTATTACCTCCTTTTATATCTTTGTATAATCTAATTATACCACAAGTCATTACGTTTGTCAATAGTACTAAAGTACTATTTGGACAATTTTGTAGTATTTGTCTGAATTTATTTCCCTTGTTTTTTAGTGTTTTTTAGTTTTAAGTTAAAGCAACAAGAAATACACAAGAATTTTGCAAGAAAAATGCAAGAATAATGCAAGAATTAGTCTCTTTTTACTCCTTATCTTATATTAACAGTATACATCAAATTGGCAAAAGTAGTTTAATATTGAACATTAAATTAAATTATATAAGTAATTTAATGGTATTAAAACACATTAAAACAATCTTGATAGCTTTTGAGAGTCTTTTAAACAAAAATGCCCTGTTTTTAGGCAGGGCATAAATAACTACTACTAGAGGAGAGAGAGAAGTAGTAGATTATTCCTATAGAATAGGAAGTTGGAATGGAATTCCTAATACACTTAGTAAAGCATTCAAAGCCATTGGAGCATAGTTAGTTAATATATTTATTAATATAACTGCTAATATCATTCCACCCCAAAATAATTTCTTTTGCATAAGTGCATATAAATGAGGAGTTCCACAATGCTTTTCTAACATATCTTTAAGAGCTTCTACACTCTTGGATAAAGAAGCAGAACTTTCAGAAACCTCTTTAATGCTTTGAGCTAAAGATTCTACAGTTTTACCAAGACTTTTAGTCTGCTCCTCAATTATTGTCATTCTATCCAAGAGTCCTTTTTGGCCGTTGCCAACTAAATACTTCTCTATTCTTGCTATTGATTCTGAATATTTACTCACTGGCATGCTTCCTTCCTTATATAATAAAACTTCTTCTAACATCATCAACATGATATACAACATATATTCTTGGTCTATATGTATCATCCGCCCAATCTGATGAACCGTATCCCCAATAGTCATCAGCTTCAGTATCTACTTTTAGTAAATAACCATTATTTGTCCAAGTACCTGCTACTATTTCTTGGACAGCTGAAGCGGTAAGTGGAATCTCTATCCAGTCCCCATCTCCAGTTGCTGGCACACTAACATTACCTACGTCAGTTGCTTCAATATCATTAGCTCCTGTTGCTCCCGCTGTTTGCCAATCATTTACTCCATCATATTTATTCCAAGTTACTCCTGCTTCTGTCCAAGCCCTCTTGACACGATAGGCACGCAGCGTTCTTGCATTATTGCTAAAGTCACCATATTTTCTTAAGAAAATAGAGCCAGAATCAATTATCGCTCCACTAGGAATTGTCCCATCAGAAAGGCAAGTAAATTTTATTAGGCTTCTATAAACTCCCCACGAGTAACCGTAGGCTTCCCCCATTCCAATATTAGTATTGGTGCCATAATTTGTAGTTGGAGAATTGGAGTCTATAAAAGCATCAATCCCGGCGGCGGCATCAGGTTTATAGTCTAAGATAGTCATGGTAGTTTAAAGTCAGCTTGAACTGTTGCATATGTAACACCAGTACCAGCAATAACACATTTGGCTTCAATCAAATCATCTGTAACTACATCATCTTTGGCAGTATTAATTACTGCTGGAACTGCTGCTGTTGCACTTGTATATTCATTAGCATCCACACTTAAATTAGTAGTTAACATTTGATTATTATCAGTTACATTTCTAACTTGAAATGTAGGATTACCACTTGAAGAACTACCGGCTGCTCCATCACCAACTGAAGCTCTAACTGCAACTAAATCCATTCCAGTCATATGTGGAGGAATTCTTAGATAAGAAGCAATCCCAGAAGCTAATGCTGTAGTTCCATTAAGACCAAATACTAAAGTTCTAATCCCAAAGTTGGAATCTGCTAAAGCATTTGGACTTACAACAACTGCATCGCTTGTACCTGTATTAACTTCAGCAGCAGTAGCTATTTCAGCAATACCAGCTACAGCAGTAGTAGCTTGAGCCGGTACTTGATTATAAAGAGAAGCTAAATGTCCTCTTGTAGATAATGTAGCAGCCCCGATTGTGAATGTAGCGTTGTAGAGAATTCCAGAAATAGTTGTGAATTTACTGGCTGGAACTGTAAGTAAATCAGTACTTATGGGTAAAACATCTGCAATTACTACTGTTGCAGAACCATCATCATGTTCTTCTATATATTTATCTGCCATATTTTCCTCTTATTTTAAAACTTGAATAGTATTATCTGAAAGGGTAACTGTACCACTTGTGGTTCCAGTAATACCACTAACTATATCTTTATAACCAGTTCCATTTAATAATGAAGGATGAAATACACATCCTGAAAGATTATTTACTACACTTTTGTTTTGATAAATATGTTTAACTTCAGCATCAGAAAGCTGTCTATCATATATTCTATAATCTTGAAATGAACATCCACATTGGTCAACTTCAGGATGATATCCCAAAGTTGGTTTCCAATTACGCGGAGAAGCATTACCTAATGGTGCTTGATTTGTAGTTGGTTCATAATATATACTATCAAGGTACATTCTTGGTTTTATAGTTAAAATATTAGTCCAACTTACTACTACGTGGTGCCAAACACCAAAGGACACATTCGGACCTAAAATCTTCCCATATGTTCACTACAGTCCAATCTTAAAACAAGTTCTTCGTTTGGTTGATTATATGCATATAAAATAGTATAAGACCCAGAGCTTCCTGCTGCAGTAATTAAATTATATCCCCCAGTAAGTTGAGTTCTTTTCATCCAAATACTTATAGTTGCTCCAGAAGTGGAATCTGTTTCAACTGTCATGTCCCAATTAATAAGACCATTATTAGGAAAAGGTAAATTAACCATTATGCATAATCCAGTGAAACAGAAATAACCACAGCATCTCCGGCAGCGGTATCATTTGTAGTATCTGAAGGAACTCTTTGTAGTCTTAAAGTAACAAAATCACCTTTAGCCATTGAATCTGCGTCTGAAAGAGTTATAGTAGCCTCATCAACTGTACCAGCAGCATCAGGACAAACTAAACTAACTGTGTCTTGAGTAGCAAGAGCTTTGGCTGTAGCATTTGTATCAGTATCTGAAAGAGCAGCAATTTGTGCACCAAATTTAACTTTCTTATTACTATTAGCTCCTGCCATGTAATATTCAATCTTTAAAGAAGCGGTTCCTGAAGGAGTTCCCGGTAATCTAAAATGAAATTCCACACCCTCATCTGTAGTATCATCCATTTTTATACATGGAATAGATGGTTTATCTGTACCGGAAGCTTCGGTAACCTCAATTCCAGCAGTAGCTATATCACTTACTATAAACATAGCATCTCTAGCTGTAAGAACTACTGATTTAGGGTCAGCAGTAATTCCTGCTACTGTTACTATAAGAGCATCTAAAGTTGTCTTTAAATACTCCATATTTCCTTTAAGTTGTGCATTCATCCAAGCTGCACTTGAGGCCGTGAATGCTGTAAGAGCTGCGGGTGTTGTCCAAGCCATAATATCTCCTTAAACTCCCCAAGTATCCGGGCCATCCCATATAGAGACATCCCAAGTAAATGTGGTTAAGCTGAATGTTAATGATTCTAAAACTGTAATTGTATAATCTACAAACCCATCTGCGGTAATTGTAGATTTAATCTTTTGAACAAAGTAATATCCATCAATTCCTTCAGAATCTACTTTAATGTGAATTAAATTACCAACTTGTAAGAATAAGAATTGTTTCATACCACAAGTATTAGCATTTAGAGTAATACTCTTTAGAACAGTTCTAGATTCTTTATTAGCATTCACAATTAATTGAACCAAGTCTTTTGAGGTATTAGTATTAGTTTGATATTTTTGTTCAATTTCCAATGTTTTATAACTATATTTATTAATGGAAGTAGCATCTTCATATGTATATTTTAGAGCATTATAAATAAACACACCATTTCCACGTGCTTGTAGTTTAGTTATATATCCCAAAGTTCCACTGGTATTTGTTAATATGTAAGATACTTTTGAAGCTACAGAATAGTCTGGAGTAACTTCTAAGTTTGCAGACAAATCTGTTCCAGTACCATCAGCATTAGCATACATTTTATAGTCTGTAGTAACTACTGGAGTTATCATACTCGACCCAAATACTTTAGTACCACCACCATATGGGTCAGTGTAATCTCCATCTACTCCTGTTAACGTTTGTCCTGCTTCAAGAGCTATAGTGTTATTAGAAGAGTTGCCTTGGTTTAATGACCATAAAACACTTACAGTACTGTCTATAAATCTAGGATAAACTGTTAAAATAACCTGATTAATAACATCTTCCCAAGGAATAGCTTCAAAATCATTCATTGTATTATCAAAGAATATTGGAAGTATCACGTGGTCTATATATAAATTATTATTATGGTCTTTATAAAGATTTCCATCGTGGTCTTTATAATGGAAAGAATTTATTTTTGGTTCATTATAATTATCTACTGTTTTACTAATACGTGTATTACGAGATTCAACTACAAGAGTTTCATTGTTTTTTCTTGTTACATAAATATAAGCTAATTCACTATTAGCCCCTCTTTGAAATTCAGTAATAGCTTTATCTCTTGTACCACTAATATCAAATACACTTGGAAAAGTATCATTTCCCTCAGTAAAATCTTTATTGAGTGGTTGAATAGGCATTCCAGTAACTACTAAATCAACCATTTCATTAAGTTTTTTGTTAGTTGCTGTAGAAGTTAATGAAGGATATTCATCAGCAAACTTCATCCAGTCATATGCTCTTATTTCTACTGTATTGTCTTCATCAGGATTTGAATTTAACTTAATACTGTCAATAAATCCATAAAAATAAGGATAAGCAGTTCCTTCATAAGTCAAAGTAACTTTAATTTTATTTCCTTTTTCCCAACCAGCAAGACAAGATTCAGTTCCCGGAGAATATTTACCATCTATATTTTCCAATGTTAATTCTAGAATTCCGGGGTCTGCTACTCTACTTAAATAAGTAGTATCAGCCATTCCCTGCTCTTGATTTAATGAATCAATAACATCAGCAGTAATGTCTATCCACTCTGTAGTATAAATTTCAATTTTAACACTATCAAGCATTTCAGACATTAAGCATTTCCTTTTAGAAGAGCACTTACAAACTTATTAATTGTTTTTTGTCCAAGTTCAACTTCTCTACTCTTACCACCAGTTAGAGGAGTAATTTGGTTTTGATAAGCCAATTCTGGACCTCTTTCACCAACTAAAGAGGGAATACTTGGATTTAAAGTACCACCATTAGCAAACATTGGTATTCTAAATGGACCCCATTTACCCCATCTTTGTACATCACTCATATCTCCAAAGGAAGTTATATCTACTTTACTTAAATCTCCATAAGAAAGAGTGCTTCCATTACTTCTTCCACCACCAACTCCATTTCCAGAAGGTAGTTGTGGATAATCCATATTTGCTACAGGATTTTCTAATGTACCACCAAATTGAGTAACTAATCCCATAGCATATTGCCAATCTGCTAAAGCCTGTGCAGTTTCATCAGCACTAATCATTCCAAGAGACTGCATTAATTTGATTATTACATTGAAGTCAGCATTAGAAAAGACACCATCTCTCATCAATTGATATTTAACTAAGTCAACTATCATTTGATTAATAGATTGTTTATGTGCTTTGGCTACTTCTTCTTGAGCTTTTCTAGCATCATCTATACTCTTTTGATTGGCTTTCTTTTCTTCAAGAGCTTTTTGGGCTAAAGCAGCTTTCTCTTGAGCAATTCTTACTTCAAGAGCATTAGCCTCGTCAGTAGCACCCTGCTTCAATAGACCTTGTAACTGCATATTCCAAACTTTCTCTTGTTCCATTAAAGAAAGTCTACTTATTTCATAGTCATCATAATATTTCTTTTGGGCAGCAGCTACATCAGCCAAACTAGACTTAGTATCAGCAAAGTATTTAATTTCTTCCATGAAAAAGCTTAATTCAGCTTCATTGAAGTGTGTAATAGCTTGTTGAAGTTCTCTAATTTTAGCTTTTAGTTTATCAAGAGCATCTGAACCTTTATTACCAGCTTTTACAAATTCATCACCAAACTCTGCTACCCCCTGTCCAGCAATTTCAGTGCCTTTAAATAAGTTATCAAAGTCATCCTGCCATTTTTGCCACATGTTACTAAAAGCATCTTTAAGTGCTTCTGGATTCAAGAGTAATAAAGGATTACTTGCTATTGCCGCAAGTGCTTGATTAGCCCATATTGCTGCATTAACCAATAGATAAAGTGATTCAACCATTGATTTAAATTTAGCAATAATATGGTCAGCAGGTCCAAAGATAGATGTTAATCCATCTAATAGTCCTTTTAATCCAGCATTAACAACTGTTCCAAGAATTTCATTGCATTCACCTAGAATATTATTCCAATAAGCTTGTTTACCGGTTAGAGTATTAAGTGCAGAAACACTCGCTCCACCATAAAGCTGATTTAAGAATTGTTGTTCTAATGCAGTAACTTTGGCTTGGTCTCCAGCATCTTGAGCAGCTTTAATTTCATCCCGCATAGCTGCTGTAAAACCAACTTGAGCATATCTACCAGTATTATGTGCTTTCATTATTGCTTCCATAGCTTCTGGAACAGTTTTACCTGTAGCAGCAGCCATATCCATAGCTGCATACATAAATTCCTTTATTTCAGCAGTTGGAACATTCTTATATCTAGCAATAATAGTATATGCTTGAGCTAAACCCTCATCATCAAATTTAGAACTTCCTGCAAGACTGTTTAGAAAGGCTTCTACTTCAGCAGCAGAAACTTCTGATATTCTACCAGTATTATATAAAGTATTATTTAGATTTGCCCATATTGGTTCACTTGCAGCAGCTTCAGCAGAAGCATCTGATAAAACTTTTGTTACTGCAACAAATCCACCTACAACTATAGCCAATACCGTAGCTATCATGGCCCAATCTGCCATGATAGCAGTAGATGTAGCTTTAGAAACACCTGCTGATTCTAAACAAGCGGCTATGAATTGTTTATTATTTAAAGTTAAACTTGAACCAAGTGTTTCAAAATTTACCATTATTTTTTACCTTTTTTCTGTCTTGCTGCCCATTTAGCTGCATCCATTTGAAGTTTAAGTTGTTCAGGAGACAATTCTTTCTTCTTACCTTTAACAACTTTCCATCTTCTGGGTATAAAATCTTCAAATTTAGCTTTTGGATTTCTCAATATCAAATATTTTAATTCAGCAAAATTTGTATCTAATTCATCACCCAAGAAAGACTCTTCACTGAAAAATGCCATCCATTCTAAGATATCCGTAGTAGATAATTTATCTAACATTATACTAACTGACGGAAACCCTAGTTCTCTGGCTAATTTCAAGTAGAAGAGTCTTTCTGGGCGTTTTTTATTTCATCCTTAACCTCTTGTACAGGATTACTTTTATCACTTACTATTAGATGTGAAAGTCTAGTAGCAACACTGAATAACTTATACAAAACTGAAGAAGGTAATTCTTCTAACTTCTCAATGTCTTCAGGAGTAAATACTAATTCTCCTGTAGTTTCATCAATTATACTCCAAGATAAGACAGTAGCAGCTAATTTAGCATTATGTAGACTAATAGTACCAGCTTCTATTTCTTTTTGATTTTCTTTGCCTATATTTAGTAACATAACCAGATAATCATCAAATTTCTTAGCTGATAACTCTTGAATACAAAATTTTAGCTGTAATTCTGGAAATTCAACTATCTCTCTGTTTCTAATCGGAAGTTTAAACAATTCCTCTCTTGTTTTAAATCTGTTTCTCTTTCCCATGTTTTCTCCTCTTTTAACTAACTATTAAGCAACAGGGTCACTACCAGGAACTAAGAATGTATAAGTAACTTCAAGTCCAAGTTTTTCACTTTCAGCATCCACAGCACCAACTTCAAAGCCAACACAAAAAGCACCAGTCCAAGTATCAGCCGGTTCATTCGGATATGTGATAGTCAAAGTACCAGTTGAGCCTAAAACATCACCTTCTCCACTGAAAACAGCGGGAGTAGCTATACAAGTTGCTGTAATTTCTGCGGCACTTACAACAGTACCAGCAGCAACTAACTCATCTGCTGAAGCAAATGTCTTACGTCTTAATGAAGCAACACTTCTTTTTGTAGCACCAACACTAACTAAGTCACCCAACACAGCACTACCAAAAGTAAGAGTTGTCGGATAAGTTTTATCTGCCATATTAATCTCCTATTATTTCCTATAAATTACGTAAAAGTCTTGACGACTAGCATACATATTGCCTTCCATATATTCTACTTTATTGAATAATGGAAAGACCATTTCAAAATCTGTTTGATTTACAATTAACTGGTCTTCTATATCTTCAGTTAATGTTCTACAACTTGCATCATCAGCAGTTATACAGATTATTTGATATCTATCTCTATATAAACCGCTTCTACCTGCAAAAGTTATCCTTTCTGTAGAATTTATTAACTTATAAACTACATAAGGTACTTCAGCAGAACTTGGAGCTACTCTAGGCCAAACTATAGCACATTCTCTCTCTAAAACTGTTTTTAATACTGCATTAACGTCCATTAGATATTTCCTTTAGTTTATCATTAAGCCCTTCAGCAATCTTCTCCATCACTTCTCTTCTCTTGGATTCAATTGCTGGTCTTAGAAATGGTTGTGCTTCCATTTTACTTGTACCATATTCTACATAAGAAGCATAATCAGCATTTACTCTAACTTCTGCTTCATTTTTACCTGTAGATAAGGTTTCGTGTGAGTCTCTCAAGTTACCTGCGTTTGGTCCTTCACCTACTGGACAATTAAGTCTGGATTCTTCTTCTATAATTTTCATACCTTCTATTACTTCCTCTGTTAAATCTATTTTAGATAGAAGTAATAATTGCATTTGTAGTTTATTTAGACCAGTTAATTCATTCATTTATGATATAATCTACTTCATCAAATTCAGTATCATCTTCTTCAGGGTCTTTCTCCCATTCAGAGGTTCTTGGTACACGTTTTGAAGAAAAGTATTTAACCATATTTATAGCATATTCTGTGTTTTGTTGCAAAGACACCTTATCTGCCCAAATTACGGCAGCAGCAGCATCTAAATCATAAGCACTACCATCTTCACCAGAATATATTACATTTGGATAGATATAATCATTAAAGAGCACTGTAGTTGTATATTTGTTTTCAGTTGGCTCATTTATTTTTCTTCTAAGTTGTGCAACAAGGTCTACACAGTATTCTGCCATGTTATATACCTATAGGGGGTTTTGAGGTAATCGCCACCCCCATCTTCTATTTTACTTAGCTGCCTTCTCCACTGATAACATAGGCAGAGAACGGATACCAATTTTCTCCAGAAGCAAGAGGACTAACAGGTTCAGGCATAGCCCAACCCATTCTAAATGTAACACGAATGGCAACCAAATCTTCCTGCATCAGGTTATGAGAAATTGCTCCCTGAGCATCTTGAACAATACCTTGGTCAAAGATATCGAAAGTAACATCTTGTCTAATAGAGTAAACTGCCTGTGACCAGTCTCCAGCAATCAGATAGACATTGTTGTTCCAAGCACCATTTCTAACAAATGTTAGAGGTTGTCCATCAAGAGCATATTGTGTAGGAGACTGTGGAAGAGTAACAAATAATGGAGTACCATTTCCGGAATCATCTCTGCACCCTCTTAGTAAGGCTCTAGAGTTGACACCAGCAGCATAACCATTAATGAAGTAACCATCTTCCTCAACTTGAGCAATAACCCCATCAATTCCTGCTAAATCATCATATACATCACCAAGTTCACCATATTCAATGACATGAGCAGCAGGCATACCTGTATAAATACCAGTCGGCCAGTCAGAAGGAGAATCACTGTCCTGAGTACCAAATAGAACAGCTTCATCAACTTTCTTAGCAATAGCAGCCGCCAGTTGTTTCTTTGTTTCAGCAGTAATATCATACTGCCCATCTGCAACCACATTCTTAGGAAAGACCACAATAGCTGCAAGTTCAGCAGCTTTAACATCAACATCTTTCCATGTTACTTCCGTAGTTTTCTTCAAAGCTGAAGAAGGATAGGTTTTTGAAACTCCCTTTTCTCCAACAAAGTAAACATCAGGAATTGCAGATAAAACTTTCAGTCTTAATTCACTTGTGGTCATGTTACGAAGTCTGCGTCCCATTGACAGGAAGACAGATTGCTGAATGGCTTGTTCAATAACCTCATTAAGGTTTTCTTCATCCATTACAACATCACCACGAGCTACTAATTTATCATAATCAGACATATTATTTCTCCTTAAATTTTATTTTCCAATTCTATTACGAATAGCATCACCAATTGGGTCAGAACTCTTTAAAACTGGTTGTTGAGTTCCTGCACCAGCATGGGTATTGCTATTCACTACTTTGAAGAGTTCTGGAATGCTTGTTTTTAGTTTCTTGAAGTCAGGTTCGCCCTGTTCATCAAACAAACCATCAGATACAGCAACTTGGAAGGCAACTCCCGGTCTTAAACATCCTTCAGAAACTGCCTTTTCCATAAAAATAGCTCTTTTTTCAGAATTTTTAGCTTTTTCTGTCATTTCTAACAGAGATTTCTCTATTTCAGAGCCTTTTTCTGCCTTTCCCATCAATTCTTTAATACTTTTGCTGAATCCATCCCGCTCTTCCCTTGTAGCCTTCACAGTCGCTTCGAGTTTGCTAAACCGATTAGCAATCAAATTCTTAGTAGGCTCATCTTGCTTCTCTAACCACAAATCAAATTCTTCATTATCAGGCATCGCGCCCTCCTTAATTTACTCACCAGTCGCTGGTTGAGTTTCTACTTTCGGTAAACTATCCCCCACTTCTAATAATTCATCTTCACTCCAACCCTGACGTTTTAAAGATACTTTTAAAGGAATACCACTTGTAACTTCTGCCTGTACTATTTGAGCTTCTGTCAAAGGTTGGATAGTTTCTACTTTATCCCAAATAGTTATAACTGGAGTAATTATTCCTAATTTCTGTTCTAACAAGAATTTAGCTACTTCTTCCCATGTTACACTAAAGTTCTCTTGTCTTTGAATAACTTTCTTTGTTAATGGAGATTCCATTGCAATAAGAGCTTCTCCACTAAGATTACTACCTGTGTTTTCTAAGAAATAATGCTTAGGTGTACGAGTAGTTACTGCTAAAGTAGAGGCTAAATCATTCATTGGCTTCATAAACACATCAAGACTTTGACCACCCAATTCAATAACATTTGATGGTTGTTGGTCCCCTTCAGCAGCGGGTATCCAAATTTTCATATCTGGAGACAATTTCATATTTCCAGGGTCAGCACCACTAATAAACACTCTGACCTTAAATGCTTCAAATTCAGCAGCTACCATTAAATCAGAGAATAATTTATTAACTGCATCTTGAATTGAAATTTCTGAAGCACCAATTTCACCTTTATGAATTCTGTTTGAAACTCTAAAGTGAAATACTGGAATTATTTTAAATGGATTTGGTGTCTTTCCAATAGAATTAAATGAACCTGCTGTATTACCTTCTACAGAATGATAATGTTCAGTTCTGTCTATATAATATAAATCTATATATGACTCTTTGCCTACTGACCATTTCTTAGCAGCAAATGATTTAACTTTTGGTCTGTTTTCATCATAGAATACACATACTTGGCGTGGGTCATTATAATATATATCCAATTCCCCGTCAATCAAATCAGCAATTAAAAATGCTTCTCCAGTAATTAAAGCAGATTCATGTACATTATAAGCATCTATCTGCAAATTCATTTCTTTGAATAACTTATCTAATTTCTTGTTTGTTGACTTCTTTTGTGTATCAAACCCCTTTAATGTTAGTCTATCCAATACTGAATTAATAATTACTGCTATCCAGTTTTGAGAGAAATAAGCCAGACTTGTACCAAATGCTCTTTCCAATCTCTCAGTGGAATATTTTAAACGTGCATTACCATCCTGATAACTAAATAAATCAGTGTATGGTTTGAACTTATTTTGTAAAGCAGTAAAAGCCAGTTCTAAATCTGAATTTATCATGTGTAATATTTCACCTGTTGTCCACCTATTTTAGCTGAGATTGCTAGAGCATTCCCCATAACCGTATCATCATGTCCACTTTCAGCAGATATTGTCCATAACCCACTTGGGGTTTGTTTGGAAGTCATACTATAAAGTTCTGCTTTCTGTACATCCCATTCTAATAACTTTAAACCATTTTCGAGAGATTCATGTAATCTTTGCATTATTTCATTCTTTTTCTTATTATCTGTATTAAATCTTTCAATTTTAACACCATCTTGCTCTAATTCTTCTATATTTGGGCCACCTATTGAATTTTCTTCTGCTCTAAGTGAATTTAATCCCCATTTTTCATACATTTTTCTAATTTCTATTCTTTGTAAACCCCAAGCCATCTTGTTTATATGTAGATAGTCTACCTGTTCTCTCGTTGTTCTATCAATTACTGACATAAAGGTAAAGTCATTTGATTGCCCAAAGTCTAATCCAGCAGAATAAGTATGTCCTTGAATTTTTTGTACATCTTTTGGAGCAGTAAACACTTTTGATAAATCTATATCTGTAAAATAACCTTTTCCACTTGTTAAGAAACAATCTATTGCATTTTCAGGATATTCCTGTGCAAACTTAGTGCCTAATTCTGCCATTTTCATTGCTTTCCACTCATCCTTAGAGCCATTAATTTGATATTCGGGATTATCAAACCAAGGTATAAAGATTAACTTCCATGGACCTCTTCCTGCTACAGCATCCATACATAACTGATAAAAATAACCTTGTGCTCCATTAGGTGTACTTTCTAGAATAATTTGAGGATTCCCACCTTGCATAGCACCAGCAATAATTTTCTCTGCATCAGGCCAGAATGCTACTTCACTACCATGAATAATATTGTAAGTTCCACCCCTACCTTTTTCAGTACTTCCTGCTGTACTAATTATATGTCTACTATCCAGTTCATCAAATTTTGTTACTGTTGCATTAGCTTGTGTACGAACTACTTTAGGAACATCATCAAACTCCGGAAAGTATTTATAATATCTATCTGACATATCTCTCAGCATTTGAGTAGTATCACTATCATGTGCTAATGTTAAAGCACTTGTTGATTGGGTTATTAATCTTCTGAATATCTCTGCTTGAATTAGAGTAGATACACCTGTTTGTCTTGCTTTTAAAATAAGTACTCTATTACCTAAGTTGTTTAATACTTGCTTCTGAGGGCTATTTAGCACTAAAGGGACTATGTTTCCTTGCTTATCTAAAATCTTAAGGAATAGTCTACTAAAAACCTCTAAATTACCAAATATCTCTCCATAATTCATTATTTAGGACCATAAGCACCTGTATAAGGCAGGGTATTTGTTCTAGTAACTGTAACATCATCCAATCCATTAGCTTTCATGAAATCAGCCCAAGTTTGAATAGGCTTACCACCAGATGTAATATCATGTCTTTCTACAAATGCACCTTTTAACTTGGCAATTAATTCTAAAGCTTTTAATTGGTCTCTTGGACTACCATTTCTAGCTATATTAGCCAATCTTGAGTAAAGTTCATCATTACTCATAGCCAATTCTTTAAGTCTTTCTACAATATAATCATGTATTTCAGGTCTTGCTAAAAGAACACTTGCTCTTTGTCTTGCTGATTCTATCTTTATGTTTGGATGGAATGCTAAATAAGCTTTAGTTCCATTAAAGCATTTTAAGAATTCTTCAGCAAAAAGTTGATGTTTATTATACATTATTAATTACTTTTCTCCACTTTCTTGTAAATATTGAACAATTTCTTTGTTATTTTTAATAAAACTATATATTCCTAAAGCTAATATACTTATTTCATTTTCTCTATGTTTTGCTATTTCTCCTTGATTTAGGAGACAATGGATTAATTCATGGATTAAGGTTGTTTTAATTATATCTTGGGGATATTGGGGGTCTAAGCTAATCTCTAGTTTATCAGTATCACATACCCCTCTTACTTTTGATTTACCTTGCATTAGATTATCTATAAATTCTACTTTATATTCTAATGGTTCCAGGATTACTTTCATTCTTTCCCCCCTAGATTATTCTTCCTTTAACATTTTCTTTAAATGCATTCCACAAATCAATCATATAATCTGCTATTTCTAATTTCTCTTCGGAAGTAAATTTTTCAACATTGGGATATTTTGTTTTCCATATTTCTAGTTCTTCATCAGATTTAATTTCATCGGGCCAGTCATCAGGATAATCAGGCTCTAAATAGCAATCATAACCTTCATATAAGTTAAATTCACTGTCTATGCCTATAATATAACCATCAAATTTTCTTCCTGTTAATAATTCAAGTTTACCTTCAACTGATTCTTTCATTTCTCTCCTCCAAGATTAAATACTTTTCTTTAAGTAATCTATTGCTTTTGTAAAGATTTCTATGTTTTCATCTAGTAATCCAATTCCTTGATTACACTTACTACATAGAAGTCCTCTAACTTCACCGGTTAAGTGGTTGTGGTCTACACACAAACTATCAAAGGGTTTATTACAGATAGCACACTTACCTTCTTGTTCTTCAACCATTTGGCTGTAATTCTCTAGAGTAATATCATATCTTCTCTTTAGAAAATACTTTCTTTGATACTTTTTGTTATATTCCTTAATTTTGTCTTTTCTTTTTAATATATGATGAATGTGAAATTTACTAGGGGCCTTTTTACCACAGAGTTGACAAGTGTTCTTATCTCTATCTAAAATCTTTTGTCTAATCTTAGA